GCGCGTTGTTGCTGGACTTGCTTTTCGCCCTCGAAAAGTTTGTCGATAAAATTAGCAATCTCGCTGATGTCCTTGGCCGTTCCAATGGCCCCCTTGATGGCATCTACTGAGGCTTTTACAAGTGCGATACCAGCCAGTGCAGTGGAGATCGGTTCCATTCAGTACACTTTCATATTCTCAGTGATGGCTTCGGGGATGCAATATGCTGTGATCTTTTGCCCTTGCGCGTGTAGCTTTTGAGCAAAATAGACGCAGTCATTTATGTCTCTAAAACGCATGGTTTCAGGCACGCGCCTACTGTCCTCTCCAATGCCTACGAAAACGTAGAGGGCGAAAGCAACAAGGGTTTCCATTGATTATGTAAGGATGATGCCTAAAAGCAGCACGATAGTCGTGCCAGCCGTGCCAATCATAATGTGTTCGATGCGCTTGATGCGCAGGATGGTTTCCTTCCAGCGTTCCGCGCAGACCGCCTCATGCCTGTCCAATTCAGCTTTGACTGATGTGACGGAGAGCCTTGCCATTACCAGCCAGCCGGAAGCGCCTGCCGCAGCGGCGGGTTGGCTAGCGTGTCAAGCTGCTCTGTCAGCATTGCCTCAAGTTCTTCCTCTGTCTTGCCCATTCCATCAAGCGACCACTGCTTTGCAATATCTGGCGTGATGTCATCGAAAGCGACATAATCATCTGCGCCTTCATCCGGCTCTGGCACAGAGGCAGTGCCGTATGCTGTCACGGACAGTGCCTGGCCTTCCTCGTTCACCTCTGTCCCGGAAACCAGAGTCGCACGCCAATGCACGGTGGTTACACAATCCGAAAATCCGTTTACGGGGTTGTTGCAAACGTCCATCGCTGGGAATGTCCAGTTTATTGCCATTGTTTACTCCTCTGATGCCGCCGCTAAATGCGCGGAATAAGCATCCTTAACGGCCTGTGTGTGTACCGCCGCACAGATGGCTTGCACCTCTGCGCTTTCGCCTGTGATGTCGGCGTCAGGTGCTACCGTGTGCCTGTGAAAGCTACGGCTAATCTCAACTCCATTACGCTTGATGACAGTTGCAGTGCGTACTTGAACGTGCTTGTAGTCGCCTACGATTTCGATTTTGTCTTGGATTGTTTCTTCTGTTAGTGTTGCCATTTTTATCTCCTTTATGGCTTGGACTGTCCGACCTGATGTCCAATCAGGTTATGCGTCTGTTGTGTAAAAGCCTTGAATCCAAATTCTGTTTCCGCTGCTGCCTGCTGCCAAATGACTTGTTGTCACGAGTGGTGCGCTGTTATCGCCAAAATACAAAGAAAGAAAATTTTGACCTTGATTCATCCACCACATTGCAGGGTTTAGGTTTACGTCCCAACTATAATTTAATCCCAACGCTCCACTTCTAGAACCTTTCGATGACGAAGAAGTAAATGGAAACCCAGAAATATACAAATTACCACTTCCACCACTCACACTCGCTGTTCCCAATTGGACTGAGAAGTGAACGGTATTGCCGATTTTCTGATAATGCCCCAATTGAACGTCATAGCTGACCGTTGGATTTGAACTTGACGCTGTAAAGGTTGGCGTGAAAGTGCCAATTTCAGCATCCTCCAGCTTGTTCGCTGCACCTGTGCCGCCCAAGTAGACACCGCCGCCAACTTGAATATCGCCAGCAGCAGTAATGTATCCATCATCTCTCACTGCAAACTTTTGGGCGAGGCTGCTGTTATAGCAGACCAAAATGCTGCTTCCAGAACCGTCAGTTGCACCAGCCACGGTCAGTGCGCGGGTGCTAGCTATCGCGTCAACTCCAATAGACGCATGATCTGTGATAGCTGTATCGCCTGTGATGTCCACGCCTGTAGCTGTCGTGGCGATTTTGACAGAGTTATCATACCAAAGAGAAGCACCTCCATCGTCATCAAAATAAGCCATTGTTTCTGTAGCTGTAGGGTTGGATATAATTACATTTGAACCCGCCAGATAAAGATTACCTGTTCCTGTGTCTTGGACATAAGAATGTGAACCATTGTGGTACACGCTGAGGTCACTGCCGGAACCGAACATAGCTTTTGCACCATCTGGAAACAGAATATCATCGGAGCCAGTTGGCACGGTGAACACCGTAGCATCCGCATCGTTTTTTAGAGTTATGTCTGATGTAGAGCCTTGTCCTGTCAGGATAAGCCCTTCTGCGCTAGTGTAGCCAATCGCTGCGTTGTCACCAGCAGAGGTATCGGCTGTGGCCTCTAGGGTGCCGCCAGTGATTACGCCTGTCGTTGTAATTGCAGAAGCACCGTTGTCGATTGCGCCAAAGCCGCTAGTGATGCTGCCAGAGTTTAGTGCGCCAGTTGTGACGATGTTGGAACTACCAGCCGCTGGTGCTGCCGCAATGTCTGATAGCACCTCTGCCGCAGACCGGCCTTCGATAGCTGTGCCAGCCACGCGCAGGAAATCATCGTCTGCAACGCCGCTGGTAAACTTAGGCACATTGTTGTTTGAGATGCCTGTGTCCAGCGTGGCGGTGGCTGTGATCGCCGTGCCGTTCAGTGTTATTGCATCGGCTTCCAGCGTGCCATCAAAGTCTCCATCTACTGCGTCTATGTTACCCTTAAATATAGTTGATGTAATAGTGCCTGTGCTTGGATTGTAAGTGAGATTACCATCCATCTCTAGGCCAACATTACCTGTGCTAGCGGTGGCATCCTCTACAAAAGTAATAAGGTTTTCTTCGTTTGTGCTTTCGTTATCAGTGACCAAAACGTGAGCAGAGTTAGTGGCGTCAGTAACGGTGACACCCGCAATAACGGTATTCAGTGCTGTGCCATTGACAGTGATTGCATCAGCCTCAAGTGTGCCATCAATGTCAGCATCACCGCTAATGTCCAGTGACCCGGCGTCTAGCTCACCTGTAAGCGTGACGTTGCGGAAGCTGGCAATGTCCTTGTTACCATCCACGACCACGGCCTTGTTAGCCGCCACAGTGCCGTTAGTTATACCGTCCAGCTTTTCTAGCTCTGCCTCGCTGATGACCGCGCCTGATCCCAGCGTCAGATCACCACCGACTGTCAGATTTCCTGCAACCGCCGTGGTGCTGCTGGCGACAGTGCTGTTTGGAGTATGTGTGAGATAGCTGACAAAGCTGCCACTGATCTTGCTGGCCATAGTGAGCGTGCCGCCATCAGCAATCCCGACCTTATGCTGGTCAGCATTATCATCGCCCTGATCGGCCTTTAGCACGATGCCAAGCGCCGCGCCTTCTACATTGGCCGCAATCTCTAGGCTGTCATTGGTGCTTTCATCATATTGGATCGTGATGTCACTATTAGTGCCAAGGATGATGGTCTTGTTGTCAGGCAGCGTGATGCCTTGTGCAAACGGTATTGCTGCCGTGCAAGTCTGGGTGCCATCCTTGAGGATGCAAGTAGACAGGCCAGTAGCCATGCCATCGAATTCTTGATCCATGCGAGATGCAAGGATTTTAACGCCGTTGTCACGATCAGTTGTCCAGTCGTAAAGCCGCGAGAATGTACCGCCTGAAAATGCCATTAGATTGGGCCTCCGGGTGCAAATGTGTAATGTGCGCTAATAAAGCTGATGGTTTGCGTGCTGGTTGCGACCTTGATCCGCAATGCTGCTGAATATCCAAGCCGATTTACTGCCTTGCGGCGCTTGGTAACGCCTGCGCCAGTTGTGTCAGCCCAGAAGAAATCATCCCAAGTGGCCGTGTCCCAAGACGCAAGATTTGATGCGAATGTCACCGGGGATACGTCAATTGTGGTGGTCGGTGCTTGATCAACGCCTACACCAAAGCTGAACACAATATCTGTTTCACCCTCAAGCATCGGCTGTACACTGCTAAAACGTTTGACGCCGCCGCGATCACCAAAATAATTGTATGCCGTAGCCACATCACCAGTGATGTTTTCGCCGTTATCGGCATCACCGCCCACCTTGAACACAACGCCGGAAGCACTGCCAAAGTATGTATCACCGTTAAACTGCCCCCAGACATGGGCTGGCATATTTTCAAAGATGCACCAAGCCCTGATGATGGGATTGAAAACGTGCTGATTGAACGGATCAGGCTCACCAGTAGGATAATTGAAAATCACCTTGTCACCGTCTGGGCTGACAAATATTTGCCAACCAGTGGTAGTGCCGGTGGCTTTGACTTGTGCAATGACTGTGCCGCGAATTTTCTCTGATATGGCCGCTGCCTTGTTGCCAACAATGTCCTGCCTGACAACTTGGCTCAGAGGCAAATAACCCTCTTTTGTCATCACGATGACATCGCCGCCTAACTTGGCAATAGCGCGTTTTTCTGCAATCGGCTCTGCAATGCGGAATGTGCCTACCAGAGAAAAGTCGCTGCCGGGGTTCGAACCTGAGTAAATAAGAACCTCGCCGCTAGTCATTATAATACAAAGTAAATCCTCAACACCTTCGCCACCGTCTAAAGTGAGAGTGTTGATCATCACAATGTTACCGCCGAATGTGCCAACAAGGCCAACCGGGAACTTTGTAAAATTGCCGGTGAATGTGTCCACGGTGGCGCTGTAATAAAAATTCTGGCTTGTGCCTGTCCAGTAGTAAACGCGGTTCTTATGGGCATGGACGCCGGTTAATGTATTGGCATTAACACTATCAGAGAGCGTTATTGACAGATCAGATGCGCTTGAGCCGTTCCATGAAAACGGCACATTAGCACCAGACGGTACAACCACTGTCACGTTGTTGAACTCAATATGCTCTGCCCTGCCATTGGCAAGGCCGGTCTTCTTGCTGACGGCTGTCCCGCTGTCGATCTGGTAAAACGTGCCGTTCGAGCCAATCGCCAGCAACTGCCGGTTTGCGCCTGCGTTATGCTCAATTAGCGTTTCAACATTACCGCTGCCAACGCCGGTACAGAATGATGTGTAGCCATCGCGTAATGTGACCTTTTCCACAGTTGGGAAAAAGTTGGACATAATCAGCGCATCTGTCGGCGGCATCGCATCAATGCTGTCACGGCTGTTTAGACCGCCGACAGGGGCTGGCACAGATGCCGCTTTGACGCGGTATCCTCTACTTGTTGGCAGTGCCGCTAACATCAGACCGCACCATAGCCGCTATCAGGCAGATTGTAGCTGTATGGGCTGACCAGCAAGCGTCTGGCATCATCAAGGCTAATGACCGGCGCACCGCCTGCGCGGCTGATGGCTTGGCGCAGTTCTAGCTGATACTGCCGAAAGTCCTCATCATATGTCAGGCCGTGGTTCTGCTTAAAACGCCATGTAACACCCATTTCCAGCAAAGTCTCATCAAGGATGCCGACATCAGTATCTGCCGCCATAGCAGCCTGTGAGGTGCCGCCACTGGTCTGGTTCCAGTGGCTGCTGACATACTCAAACCCAATAGATTCGGCTGACGTTGGTGTCGGGGTAATATCAAACTTGAGGACATTGCTTGACGGCTTGAAACGGAACTTTTGCGTAATGCCTGCGCTAGCAGTCCCGTAACGGTCTTGCTGAAATTGTTGCGGTGTGATTGGCCCGATCATCTGATCCAGATCGGTGCGATTGTACATTGTAGAGCCTACAGACCGATCAAAGTCTGTTGGTAACGCATAGCTCTGGGTGCCATTGACCGTGTTAAAAGTATGTTCCTTTAGCAAAATCGGCCAGTTGCTGGCACGCATAAGCTGCTTGCCCTCGCGGTTGATAAAGGCAAATAACTGACGCGCTATCGGGTCAGTATTGCCAACCACCGTGGTCGGGCGCTCGAAGCCGGTAAAATCAGCTACGTTCTGCGCTATCGTTAACAGGCTCATTCGTTACCCCTTCTGCCAAGGTCTGTGCCGCAACGGCAACCTCAACAACTAGATCATCTTTTTTCTTGCTAGCCTCAACTTGCAGTTTGGCAATCTTGGCAAGCTCAACGTAAGGCTCACCAATGGCACGCAGCGCAGTTTCCTGTGCTGCTGCTAGTGCTTCAATCGTTTCAATGTCGTGCAATTCTAGTTCAGTCCGGCGCGGCTCTGTCATCCCCGGCAGTTCTGCCAAGCCAGTGCCTTTTGTGCGCGGCTTTTTCTTTTTGCCTTTGTACGCTTTCCATTCGTCAGGAAAACGCTGCAAATCCTCTGGTCGTGCTGGGCCTTCCCATATGTCCCGCACACCGGCTATTTCAATGCGGCAAAAGTCACGCTTTTGGCCGTTAAGTTCTCTTTCGAAAAAGATGCCTTTTTCGCTCATTCAATCCTCCCGATTGCATAGAAAAAGGGGGCGAGTTGCCCCGCCCCCAATGTTTTACATGGGGAAATCGCAGATGATTTCCTTGTCTGACGCATCCCCAGCATAAGCCACGACAACGCTGGTCACATCGGCGGTAACATCTAATTTACCATCCGAACTCCCGGTCGCCGTTAAAGGATCGCCATCTGCGCCAGCAGTTAGTGCTGCTGCCATAGTTGCCATGCCTTTGATCTGCACCCAGCAATACTGGCCATCAGTTGGCGCTGATTGCAGAATGCCTGCACCGATTTCAATTGAATCGGACAGATCAGACGTTACCTTAAACAGCTTATAGCCATCCAAAGTGTAATAATAACAAGCGTTCCCGCTTGCTGCTGCCACGCTTCCACTGCCAGTGTCATACTGGACGTATTTGTAGATGCGTGTACCGCTGGTGTCATCAATGATCGCACCAAGCTGACCCAACTGAAATTCAGGGGTGTCAGCAACTGCTGTGGGGTCAATCCCCATTACTGCTGCAATAGTCATTACAATTCCCCTTCCTAAGTGTGGATCACGCCTTGCAGAGCGCGGTTTGAACAAGTCAGATTTCCTGACCAGAACATTGGCGTTACCATAGCGTCTTGGTTGACGGACATTTTTGCTTCACCCGGAACGAAATCCCTTGCAGCGGCTACTTCCAGACGGAGATAGTCAGTGTTTAGGAAATACATCCGATTGGTGTTACAAGCTGAATCAAACACAACATCGCTGTTTAGGTACTGCAATGAGGTGAATCCAGAGTTTGCCATATCGTCACTGGTAATACGCTGGATAGCCTGCAAGCTGCCCAAAAATGCGGTGTATGCAT